TCGCTACGTCCGGTGGGCCTTCGAGATCGGGGCCGACTCGATCGACTCCTCGGCGCCGCTCTGGTCGCTCGACAAGCTCGCGGCCTGGGACGGTGCGCTTACGCCCGCGCGCGGCCTGGACGAGAACGACCCCGAATCTACAGGTAGTGCCTATGGGCGTTAACCGGATAGGCAAGCCTTCAACGGTGCGTCCATGAGCACGCGCGCCGGCCAGCTCCGCGACTCCCGCATCCGAGTCCTCTACGGGGTCGTGCGGGGCGATCTCACGGCGGAGCAGGAGAAGGTCGTCATGGGGGACGCGACGGCGGAAGCCCACCGGGAGATCCAGGGGCGGGACGACCTCGAGGACAAGTCCCAGACGGTCATCGACATCGAGTTCTCCCGCGCCCGCACGAGGATCTTCGAGCGGTTCATCGTCGCGCGCTACGGCTCGCTCGTCGAGGCGCGCGCTCGGAACCACGCGACCGCTTCCCCCCATGTTTCTATGGAGAAGCTCGCGGCGGCGCTGACCAAGAGCGGCGTTGCTCCTTCCGACTAACGACTGGACGCGAGAGGTAGCGAGAGGTAAACTACGCGCCAGGAGTAGAACGATGCCCAAGACCAAGGTGGCGCACGGCGACCGCGGCGCAAGCACGGGAGTCCGGTTGACACCCGAAGAACTCGCGACCGTTCGGCGTCTTGCCGGCGAGGAGCAACGGACGGTCTCGTCATGGATCCGGCTCGCGATCCTCGACAAGCTCAAGGCGGGGAAATGATGGCGGTCGCAGCGAAGAGTGTCGCTCAGCGCTTCTGGCCGAAGGTGGACAAGAACGGGCCGGTCTTCGCCGACAAGGGGCCATGCTGGCTCTGGACGGCTGCATTCGACCGGCAGGGATACGGGCAGTTCAGGGGCGAGCCGGGTCGCCCCACTCGGATACACAGGGCGCATAGGGTAGCCTTCCTACTTCACGGAGGAGTTATCCCCGAGAGGCTTGAGCTCGACCACCTCTGCCGTCGAACCGCGTGCGTCAACCCGGCACACCTCGAAGCCGTAACGGCACGAGTTAACACCCATCGGAGCCAGAGTACGGCCGGGAAGAACGCGAAGAAGACCGAGTGTCCTCGCGGGCATCCCTATGCCGGGGAGAATCTCTACGTCTGCCCGTCGAGCGGTCATCGGCATTGCAGGGAATGCTCCCGCATCTTCGGCAAGAGGCACCGAACCTCGACGGCGCTCCTCGACGCCCTGGCGGCGAAGGGCTCGCCCCTTCCGAAGGGGGACGCATGAGCGAGAAGGAAGTAGTTGGACCGCAGGAGAAGGGACGTGGCGACCTGACGCGCCTCGCCGTGCCCGGCGGGTGGCTCTACGAGCGAGATTACACCTACGCCGAGAGCGATCCCGCGCATCCGGTCTCGGGATGGGCTGTCTTCGTCCCCGAACCGTCCCGGTTCGACATCGTCTTCGACGGCCCTCCGGGGCCGGAGGCCGGGCGCTTCGTGGAGGTCGAGCGCGACGGCAAGAGTATCTCGGTCGGGAAGTGGCTCAAGCGCGAGGACGGTCTCTGGATTCTAAGGATCGGAGGCGATCCCGCGTGAGTAAGAGCTTCGAGGAGTGCATGAAGGCGGCGGCGGCGCTCGACGCGACGATCCCCTCGTGGGCCGACCTCTCCCCGGATGGGTTCTACCGCTACTCGCTCGGGCGCCGGTGGACTCCGGGCGAGAAGCTCCTCGTCGTGATCGGGCTCAACCCCTCGACGGCCGACGCGACGCAGGACGATCCGACCATCCGCCGGTGCGTGGGCTTCGCGAAGCGGTGGGGCTTCGGCGGCCTACTCATGCTCAACTTGTTCGCCTACCGCGCGACCGATCCCGAGGAATTGCGAGGCGCCATCGCGCGCGGACTGGACCCCGTCGGGCCGCTCAACGATGCCAAGTTGCTCGGCTTCACGGATGGGTGCCCGGCCCTCGTCGCGTGGGGCTCGCACCCGGCCGAGGGCCGTCGTGAGGATGTCGGGACCGTCGGGTAGAGTCGTCGGCGACGCGAGGGGCGGTCACCTCTCGCCGAGAACGCCGCGCAAGCGGAAGGGATGCAGGCAATCTGCGAGCGCACGGGGCTGACCGGCCCGCGTGCGCCCCTTTGGGGGTTGGCCGTGAAGACGATTCGAGCAGGGGACTCGCTCTCGTTCGTAGCGCTCGGGCGCGAGGCACACCCCGCGGCGAACCTGTTTCCTCTGCTTGGCGAGAGCGAGCTCGAAGAACTCGCGGCCGACGTGCGGCGCCAAGGGCTCCTCCACCCGATCGTCACGCTCCGCGGGAAGATCCTCGACGGGCGCAACCGAGCGCTAGCCTGTGAACGCGCGGGGATCGAGGGGCGCTTCGTTGAGTGGAACGGCGAGGGCTCGCCCGTCGAGTGGGTGGTCTCAACGAACCTCGTCCGGCGGCATCTCACGGCCGGGCAGCGCGCCATGCTCGCCGTCGACGTCCTTCCCTTGCTTGAGGCCGAGGCGAAGGCGCGCATGAAAGCAGGAGGAGGCGACCAGAAGTCCACGAGTCGACCGGATCGGGTAGCGCAAGATTGCGCTACCCGATCGAAGGCCGCCACACACGCAGCCGCAACTGCCAAGGTCTCGCCGCGTTACGTCGAAGACGCGAAGGCGATCAAGGCGGCGTCGCCCACTCTCGCGGCGAAGGTCCGGGACGGTTCGGTCTCCCTCCCCGAGGCAAAGCGAGAGATCAAGCGCGAGGCTGTCGTGGAGAAGCTCGCGGGCGTCGCGGCGCGACACGCCGAGACCCCGACGGGGCTCTATGACGTCCTCGTGGTCGATCCCCCGTGGCCCGTCGAAAAGATCGAGCGCGACGTCCGACCGAATCAGACGAGTGAACTTGACTACCCCACCATGACGCTCGAAGAGATCAAGGCGATGTCCCTTCCCGCCGACGCGAGCGCGCATCTCTGGCTCTGGACAACGCACCGCTTCCTCCCCGCGAGCTTCGAGATCCTCTCGTCCTGGGGCTTCCGCTACGTCTGTGCGTTCGTCTGGCACAAGCCCGGTGGCTTCCAGCCCGTCGGGCTCCCTCAGTTCAACTGCGAGTTCGCCCTCTACGCGCGCAAGGGCGCCCCGGTCCTGCTCGACACGAAGGCACTCCCTCTGTGCTTCGAGGCCCCGAGGGGCAAGCACAGTGAGAAGCCCGAAGCCTTCTACGACGTCGTGCGGCGCGTGACAGGGGGGCGGCGCATCGATATGTTCTCGAGGAGAGCGATCGAGGGCTTTGACGCATGGGGGAAGGAAGCGTGAGGAACTACTCAACGGATCGGGTCTTCTCCGACCGCTTCATCCCGGCAATCAAGCGCATCGTTGGGCCGCTGCTCCTCACCGAAGCCGGCGACTTCGAGGACCAGCGTGAGGCTACCGATCTCGTCGTGCTCAAGCTCAGGAAGGTGGACGTCAGGATCGCGTGCCGCGTGCGGACGCCAGAGTTCAAGCGCTTCCGCGACGAGTTCACCTTTCGCCTTCGGCGCGCCAGCGGCGTAACCACCGAACTCCAGAAGATCCTAGGGGGCTTCGGTGACTTCGCGTTCTACGGCCACGCGACAGGTCCAACACTCGAGATCGACCCGTGGGTCTACCTGGATCTTGCCAAGTTCCGCGAGATCTTCAAGGCAACGGGCTGGCGCGAAGGAGTAGCGCGGGGAGTCCTCGGGGAACGAGTGAACGGCGACGGCGTGACTGCGTTCGCGTGGTTCAAGATCGCCGCCTTCGCTGAATGCGTCGTGGCGCGATCCCCTGGCTTCATCGTCGGGCTTCCCGTCGTCCAGAAGACTTTCGAGTGGTCCCCGTGAGCAACCCCACGTGCTCCCGCTGCCATGGGGGGGAAGTTCGACCCGGAGGTCTTCGGGCCGTGCTCGCGCTGCTACGGGCGCGGCGTCCTCTTCTTCCACTACAATTTCTGCCGCATCCACCAGACGCTCCGCGTGACGCCGGCCATGAAGGCGGGGCTCTCCGGTAAGGTGTGGTCGCTGGCCGATCTCGTCGGCCTTCTCCCGTGAAAGTCAAACTGACCCACTACCGGCTCGGGAGATCGCCGAGCCCGAAGAACCCGCCGCGCCCTGATCCCTCCGTCGCGGGACGGCGTTGACCTGGCTGCCCGAAACGCCGGTCAGGAGAAGGCGTGGTATCCGGGCTGCGGGCGAGGCCATCCTCGCAAGGACTCTCGGATCGCCCACGACCAAGGTGACTTCGCCGCGTTCTCGTCCGCTGTCCTCGTCAACGCATGCGCGCTAGTAGAGAAGGGCGCCACGCTCTATGCGATGTCGGCGCCAGGTCCAGCGCTTGCCGAGTCGATGGCGGCGTTCTCCGCCTCGGGCTTCACGCTCAAGCACGTCCTCGTCTGGGTGAAGGACCAGTTCGTCTTCGGGCGCTGCGACTACCACTACCGGCACGAGTCGATCCTGTACGGGTGGAAGGAGGACGCGGCTCACTACTTCGTCCCCGACCGCACGCAGGACAGCGTCTTCGAGTTCCCGAGGCCGAAGCGCTCCCAGGACCACCCGACGATGAAGCCCGTCGAGCTCGTCGCGCGCATGGTGGAGAACTCCTCCCGCCCCGGTGAACTCGTCCTGGACCCCTTCGGGGGCTCGGGCACGACGCTCATCGCCTGCGCCGGCCTCGGGCGTCTCGCGGCCCTCATGGAGATCGATCCCGCTTACTGCGACGTCATCCGGCTCCGCTGGACCGCCTGGGCCAAGAGCGCCAACCTGGATCTGGGACCGGGAGCCCTCGAGCCGTGAGCCTTCACGAGCGCGCGCTCGAGCTTCAACGGCAAGGCCTCAAGGCCGGGCTCCGCCGTCTCGAGAAGCGCCTCGAGGACGCCAAGCGCGCCCGCGAACAGCTTCACCTCCTGAGGGACCTCGACCAGGACGCCGCGGCGGAGTTCAAGGCGGCTAGCGTCTCCCTCGGGTTCGCGCTCGGCCGCGCGCGTCGCGGCGGCAAGGGGTGGGCTTCATCCTCTACACCACGCGAGGAGCCATCCCGCGATGGGGATTCCGAGAATCCCGCGAGTCGGCCGTGAAGTGCTCGCGGTGCCACGGGGCGCGGTTCGACCCCGAGCAGATCGGCCCCTGCGGAGCATGTTGCGGGCGCGGCGTCGTGTGCCCGAGGTGTAAGCGCCCGAGGCTCGACACGAAGCGCGGATACTGGCACCCCGCGTGCGTCGAGGAGCATCTCCTCGCGACGGATCAGGCTCACTTCCGCCGGCGCGTCGAGGAGCGCGATCACGGCGTCTGCGCGCTCTGCCACCTCGACACGGCGGCGCTCGACCAGGAGCTTCGCGCTCTCCGCGCTCACCAGGAGACCTTCGAGCAGGCTCGATGGGGAAGCCCCGAGGCGGTCCAGCGGCGCGCCTTCCAGAACCGCGTCCACGGGCTTCTCCTCACGGGGTGGGATCGGGACGCGCTCGAGAACGGCCCCCTCTGGGAGGCGGATCACATCGTGCCCCGGGCGGAAGGCGGTGACGATCTCGGGCTCGATAACCGCCGCACGCTGTGCGTCCCGTGCCACAAGACCGAGTCGGCGAAGCTCCTCGCGCGTCTCGCGGATAAGCGCGCGAAGGCGAAGGGCTACGAGGGCGCGCGATCGTGGACACGCTCCATCCCCTCCCGCCCCTTCCCGAAGCGCCCCGACTCTCGGTAGAGTGCAACCCGCGTGAGCGATTCAAGCCTTGATCCCGTCCAGTCTCAGCGCGCTGGCAACCCCGGGAAGACCGGGCGCAAGGGAGAGATCGAAGCGCGTCGGCGCCTCGTCGAGCAGTTCCGCCTCGCGGGCCTCACGGAGCGCGGGATCGCGGCCGAGCTCACGAAGCGGAACGTCGCCCGGGGAGGCCCTCCCGTCGCGCGGGCGAGCGTCCAGGCAGATCTCGCGGCGCTCCAGAAGATTTGGGACCGGGACCACGGGGAGTGGGTCAAGACGTACAAGGCCCAGCTCGTGGCGCGGCTTCAGCAAGACCTCCTGACCTTCACCACGCAGCTCCAGAGCGCGCTCAAGCCCGAGGTCGAGGGGAAGCCCGACTCGCCCCCGCGCGACCCCGTGGCGGCCGCCCGGTGGGCAGATCGGGTGTTGCGCGTCCAGGTGATGATCCTCGAGGTCCTGGGGCTCGCCCCGACTCAGCGGATCTCGGCACAAATCGAGACGGCGGTGCGGGAAGAAAAGGTCATAGAGTTCCGGTACGTCTCCGACTGGACCTCCCGCGGCGCCGGGCCGATCGTCGACGCGCAGGCGACCGTCCGGGACGCCCCCGCGCTCCCCGGGCCTCCTGCCGTTACCCCTCCCGCGGCGCCCTCGGCCCCGAAGGTCGAGGCGCCTCCCCCGCCCGACCCCGACGAGGGGTGGCGCCCCAGGATGTGACGTCACGATGCCGGTATTCCTCTGGACGGCGAGCGCGCGATACCGGAAGCTTACCGGCATGAAGCGCCACGATCTCCGGCTACCCGATGGTCTCCACGCAGCGCTCTCCGCGTGGGCAGAGCGCGAGCACCGCTCTCTGAATCAGCATCTCGTCGAACTTCTCAAGGCCGACGCGATCCAAGGGAACGCGCTCCTCCCCGAAGCCCCGCCCGCTCGCATCGTCGTCGTGCCCAACGCCCCGATCTCGTCGAGGGCGATCGTGGAAGACATCGCGCGCTCCGAGCTCGAGCGGCGCGCCACCGTCGAGGGCTCGGTCGTGAAGCGCTCGAAGGATCCCGGCTACCACGAGGGGCCGCGCGAGAAGATGATCGAGCGGGCGAAGGAGAGGAAGAAGCCGTGAGGAAGACCGAAGAGATCGCCTTCCCGGGATCGTGCTTCAACAAGGCTAAGGACGACGAGCGGCTGTTCGTGCTCCTCGCTCGCGACGCCGCGGCGCCTGTCGCGATCCGCGCGTGGGTCGCGGAGCGCCTCCGCCTCGGGAAGAACCGCGAGGGCGACCCGCAGATCGTCGAGGCGCTCGCGTGCGCGAAGCTCATGGAGAGCGGGGAAGGCGGAGATCAACGCGCGCGCCCTACAGCGGCACGGCATCGGTATCGTCGGGAGCGGACAGTGACCGACCGCTTCCACGTCGTCGAGGGAGAAGTCGTGCCGGGAGAAGACGCCGAGATCGGGGCGTTTCAGGGATGGGCGCTCCGAGAGGTCGAGCGCATCCGCTTCGGTCCCGTCCCGGCGGAGATCTGGCTCCCGATCCTCGTCAGGGCGGAGTCCTTGTTCGCCCTGATCGTCCGCATGGACTGGATGCGCGGCTGCGTTCCAGAGGTCTACGAGTACCTTTGGGCATCGGCATTCGGCGGGGCAGGTCCCGATCGCGACTACCTCCACTGGCTCCTCTGCCGGCCGAGCGTCCGCGGGCCTGACGGCTACAGGGCGGAGTGGCGATGAAGGCATGAGCACATTCCACGCCGACCCCGTTGCCGCCCTCGAGATCGCCATCCGACATTGGATGCGGAAGGGGCGAGCGGCGAGCGAGGCCGCGGGGCGCGCTCGCATCGCCGCCGAGAAGAAGCGGCTGGCGAAGCTCGAGGCCGAGCGGAACCAGGAAGAACCGCGGGGCGACTTCTACTCCTACCCTGAGTTCCGCTTCGGAGGCCCGTAGCACGTGGGGACCGTCCTCCTCCCGCAGCCGCTCCCGCACCAGATCGAGTTCCTCTCGAGCGACGCGAAGCGCAAGATCCTCTGCGCCGGGCGCAAATTCGGAAAAGCGGTAGACGTTGAGACCCCCATCCCGACGCCCTCGGGGTGGACGACGATGGGGGCGCTCGAGCCCGGCGACGTCGTCTTCGATGCCTCGGGAGCCCAGACCACCGTGACGTTCGCCTCCGAGGTCATGCACGGGCACGAGTGCTACGAGGTCGTATTCACGGACGGGAGCGTGATAGTCGCCGACGCGGGCCACCTTTGGGAGAGCTACACGAAGCCCGTTCGGAAGTCGCTTCAACGCCAGGACGTTCCCCTCTCGCCCGTCACCGTGACCACAGAGGAGATGTCTCGCTCCCTGCGCTACCGCGAGGAGGCGAATCACGCCGTGCGCGTGTGCGGGCCGATCCAGTGTCCAGCCGTAGATCTCCCGCTCGACCCGTATCTCCTCGGGGTGTGGCTCGGAGACGGGCATTCGGCGGCCGGGATGGTCACGAAGAACGACGCCTTCATCTTCGAGCAGATCGCGGCCACCGGCTGGATGGTCGAGGAACAGCACTACCCGAGCTTGAAGGCGCGGACGTGGAGGATCGTCGGGCTCACGAAGCGACTCCGCGAACTCGGTCTAAAGGGGAACAAGCACATCCCCGCGGTCTACTTCCGGGGTTCGATCGAGCAACGCCGTGGCCTCCTCGCGGGCCTCATGGACACCAACGGGACTTGCTCGAAGCTGGGTCACGCGGCCTTCGACAACATGGACCCGAAGCTCGCATGGGGCGTCTTCGAGCTCGCGGCGAGTCTCGGGTTCAAGCCGATCATGCGAACGAAGCGCGCCAAGGTGAACGGGAAGGATTGCGGGATCTCCTGGCGCGTCCAGTTCAAACCAACCGAGCAGGTCTTCCGGCTTCCTCGTAAGGCCGAGCGGTTGAGCCCCTCGAGTTCCCGGCAAAACTTCCGCTGCGTCGAGTCCATCTCGCCCGTCGCGTCGCGCCCCGTGAAGTGCATCGGGGTCGCGTCGCCCTCCCACCTCTTCCTCGTGGGCCGGACGTTCATCCCCACGCACAACTCCACGATGTGCCTCATCCCGGCCGTCGACGGGCACGGCGCGAAGAAGCAGTTCCGGGGAGCAGCACGCGGCGCGCGCGGCACGTGGTACGTCCCGGCGAGCTACGTCGCGGATGAGGCGTGGGATCTCCTCAAGGCCGCGACGAAGGACATCTGGGTCGAGAAGCACGAGCAGGGGCGGCGTCTCGTCCTCCTCGGCGGCGGCGGCATCACGATCCGCTCCTGCGACAACCCCGACATGCAGCGAGGCCCCAACAACGACTTCGTCATCGTCGACGAGGCGGCGCTCGTGAAGGACAAAGTCTGGGAAGAGGTCGTCAAGCCCACGATGGCCGCGACGGACGGGTGGGCGATCATCATCTCGACCCCGAAGGGCGTGGCGAACTGGTTCAAGAAGGAGTTCGACGCCGCTCCCACGCGCCCCGGGTGGGCCCGCTGGCAGCGCCCCTCGAGCGACAACCCGAAGGTCTCGCGCGCCTTCCTCGAGAACGAGCGGCGCGAGTCGACCGCGTTGACGTTCGCCCAGGAGTACCTCGCGGAGTTCGTCGCGCCCGGCGGCGGGCTCTTCAAGCGTCGAGACGCGCGCACCTACTGGTGGGAGCTCAACGAGCTCGTCTGGGCGGGCGGCGTCGCGCGCGAGAGCGACCTCGTGAAGTTCCTCACCGTCGATCCCGCGACGTCGACGAAGACCTCCGCGGACCACACGGCGATCCTCGCGTGCGGCTACCACCACTCCTCCGACATGCTCTTCCTCCTCGACCTCTTCTTGGAGCGCGTCGAGGGTCCGGAGGCGATGCGCCAGATCCGCTCGATGGCGGCGAAGCACGACGCCTACCCCTTCGTCGAGGAGTCGGCGGTCTCCGCTCACCTCCTCTCGTTCATGCGCGAGGAGAAGATCAGCTTCCGGACGGTCGTCCCGGGCTCGCGCGACAAGTGGTCCCGCGCGCAGCCCGCCGCGGCTCGTTGGGAGCGTCACAGCATCCTCGTCCCGGCTCACGCCGACTGGCTCGCGGGCTTCGAGCGTCAGCTCTACAACTTCGAGCCCGACGGCGATGACGATGACGCGGTCGACTGCCTAGGATGGGCGGCGCATGTGGTTAAGGAGGAGATGGGAGTCGGGGCGGGTCTCCCGAGCGAAGGGAAGCCGGCCAAGAAACTCTACCTTCCCGAAGGCGTGGCGATGCGGGCGCCCCCCGGGTGGGGCTAGAATGAACGGAACGGGAGACCCCCACATGAACAGCCAAGAGACGTGCGGCAGGTGCGGGCGCGCGGGCGACGAGTACCTCCCCGCGGTCGTGTACCAGAGCCTCCCGGCGTTCGATCGCGAGTCTCTCGAGGCCCTCGCCTTCTTCGGCCCCTCGATCCCCTCCGAAGTCTACAAGACGTGGCGGCGCTTCACCGACGTCCGCTGGTACTGGACCCGCTATGCGATGCGTCTCTCCATCCCGCACGGGCTCCTCGGGCCTACCTACGCCCGGTCGAACTACGAGCAGATGCGCGCCCCGAGGTTCTCGTACACGGACGCTCGGTCGCGGTAGCGACCCCTGCCGCCGTATTGTGATAAGGGGCTCGCCGCTTACCCTTCTCTCGTGCCCCTCCCGCTCAGCTCAAGCGCGAACCAGAACGCATACGCTACTTCCATCGCGTCCGCTCTCCAGCAATTCGTCCTCTGGGATCCGAGCTTCTCTCTAAACGCCGACCCTGAGAGTGCTGAGAAGCAAATCAGGGACCTCGTCATCGGCGGCGCGGTCGACGTCCTGTGCCGGTCGATCGTCGGGCACCAGTACTCCTTCGAGCCCGACGAGAGCGATAAGCAGAGCCGCGACCTCGCCGGGGTCATCCACGGGCTGACGAGGCGGCAGCGCTACCGCTCGCAATGCTGGTACAACATGGCGCGCGCGTCTCACCGCGGAGCCTCGTGGGGGCTCGCCTACCCCGAGCGTCAGAGGCTCAAGCTCGGCGACGGGAAAGAGCGCGAGTGGACCGTCATCGGGAAGGTCCGGGACGTCGACAAGCGGCGCTTCCGCCTCACCCAGGCTCAGGTACTCTCCAGCCAGGGAAAGGCGACGCCCGGCGAGGAGAAGCCGCTCGGTCAGAACGACCCGCGCGTCTACACGCGCGCCGAGCGCGACGCCCCGACGACGCAGGACGTGTCGAACGTCGCGGGGTACGACGCGGGCGCCCTCGGGAACTTCCGCTGGGAGATGCATCGAGGCGGCGGGGTCCAGCCCTCGCAGACCTCGTTCTTCTGGCAGCCCCTCGACTCCGTCGCGCCCCTCGACCGCTGGCTCCAGCACGTCGTCGACACCTCCGAGTGGGGGATGTCGTACGGCTACGCGCTCGCGGACGAACTCCAGTTCTACGCGTGGGCGAAGACCCGCGTGATCCAGTTCGGCCTCCAGGGACTCGAGCGGTGGGGCCAGGGCTTCCTCTGGGCGCAGACGAAGGCGCTCCGCGACGGCTTCGCGAAGGGCGCGGGGCAGGCGACCGCTCTCCAGTCGACGATCGATGCGCTCCGGAAGTACCGCTCGGAGAACCTCGCGGCGACGGACGACCTCACGGAGGTCAAGCTCCTCGACATGCCCGCGACCGCCGCGGCGAACGTCCTCGCGTGGATCGAGTACCTCGACCGCGAGCTCGTGAAGCGGATCCTCGCGGCGCTCCAGCCGACGGGCGGGAGCGACAAGACCGGGGGCTTCTCGAGCGCGAAGGTCGAGGAGGGCTCGCTCGACTCCCGCATCCTCTACCTGCGCCAGCCCCTCGAGGAGTCGTGGACCCGCACCTACGTGCGCTTCCTCATCGAGCACAACGAGGACAACCTCAAGGAGCTCGGCCTCTGGGGAATCCCCGAGCCGCGTCTCTCGCTCAAGGGGAAGCAGCAGCGCGACCCCGCGCAGATGATCGAGGTCTTCAAGCTCGCGCGCGATCTCCGCGTCCCGGTCAAGGTCGAGGAGTTCCGCGAGGCCTTCGAGCTCACCGCGCCGAACGAGGGCGACCAAGTTATCGACTACGACGCGGCGGCGGCCGCCGGGATCGTCCCGGGGAGCCAGCCGCCCGATCCCCTCAAGGACATCCTCAGGAACGACGGCTTCGATGCCAGGCGTCCGATCGGCGAGGGGAAGAGCAGCGTCGCGGAGAAGAACGGCGTGGCGGCCTGATCCGGGCCTCGCGCGCAGGGAGGGCTCTATGAACCGACGTTTCTTGGCGATCGTCCTCGCGCTCGTCGTCGTGGGCTTCGCGGTCTTCGGGCTCCCGAGTCCCCCGGGGAAGAAGGCTCACGCGCAGGCCGGAGCTCCCGGCTACATCCTCCTCGCGTCCGGGTGGAACATCGGGAGCGTCACGAGCGGCACCGCGGTCTTCGGGACGAACCTCAAGCCGACCCAAGCGGGGAGCGTCATCCGGATCGGGGTCGTCCTCGGGTCGAGCGTCACGCTCGCGATCTATGAGACCGACGCCTCGGGCCATACCTTCACGAGCCTCCTCAACGGGGGCACGGCCTTGACGGGCGGGTGCCTCTACACGTTCGTCTGGGAGGCGAGGAACTCCGCGGCGATCGGGGGCCCGACCGCGAACTCGACCGGGTTCAACTTCATCGTCGGGGGGCCGAGCGCCGTGCCCGTCCTCCGAGTCACCGAGTGCACCAGCGGGGTGGACTAGACCATGAAGACCGCGAAGAAAATCGTCTGGCCGTTCGTCCTCATCGCAGCGCTCGTCACCGGGTGGAGCGCGGCCGCGCGCGCGGGCTTCTCTCCCTCTCAGGGATCGACCGGAGGAGGCGGTGGGGGAGGCGGAGGCCCCCCGACCGGAGCGGCGGGCGGCGACCTCTCGGGCTCGTATCCGAATCCGACCGTGACCAGCGTCACGAACGTCACCACGGGCACGCTCCCGCCCGCGAACGGCGGCACCGGGCTCGCTCTCTACGCCGTCGGGGATCTCATCTACGCCTCGGGCACGACGACGCTCGCGCGGCGAGCCGACGTCGCGACGGGTTCGGTCCTCGTCTCGGGCGGCGTGGGAGTCGCCCCCGCTTGGTCGACTTCGCCGAGCCTGACGACGCTCACGCTCTCGACCTCGCTTCTTGGCTCGCCGGCAGCGACCCTCGGGGCAACGACCGTCACGACGCTCGCGGCTTCGGGCGCGGTCGACTTCGACACCAACTCCTCGGCAACCCTCTACGTCCGAACCATCACGTCCGGCCTCCCTGCGGGGGAAGCGGCGCCGTCGACGCTCACCGTTCAAGGCGGAAGCTCGACCGGCGGTGGCGTGGGTGCGAACCTTTTGCTCAGCGGTGGAGTCGGCGGCAGCGGCTTCGCATCCGGAGACGTTCGGATCTCGTCCCCCGCAGCTCCGAGCAGCGCAGGTGGAAGCGCCGCCGGCAACATCACGGTCACGTCGGGCAACGGGCCGTCGAGCGGGCAGCCCGGCGTCATCACGCTCACGATTGGCGACACAGTCGGGTCCAACGTCGCGGCGACTTCCGCGCTCACGCTCAAGGGCGCGCGAGGCACCGGCACGGGCGGTGGCGGCTCGATCGTCTTCCAGGTCTCCTCGCCTGGCAGCACGGGCTCCTCGGCGAACGCCTCCGCCACGATCCTCACGCTCGCGGGGAACGCGACGAAGGATGCGACCTTCGTCGGTAACGTCATCTGCTCCTCGACCGGCGGGACGATCTCCTGCAGCAACGGCAACATCGGCAACGAGATGTTCGGTGCGGGCGCCGTCAGCTCGGGCGGGAATACCAGTGTCTTCGGAAACGGGGCAGCGGGCGCGGGCGCGGACACGTGCGTCTTCGGCCACTTCGCGACCTCGAGCGGCATCCGGTCCATCGCGATCGGGTCGAGCGCGAGCACGGACAACGGAGGGAACCGAGTCGGTGGTCTCGCCATCGGATACCTCGCTTACATCCAAGGCGACTACTCGATCTCGCTCGGCTACCAGAGCGTCTGCACGGCGGCGAACCAGTTCAACATCGGCGACGCCACGGGCTACGTCTCCTCCTACAACTTCGGCGACGGCATCACCGCGTCGACCGCGCCCCACGCCACGACCTTTACGCTTGCGAGCCCGATCTCCGCGGCGAACGGCGCTGGCGTCAACACGACTCTTCGGACAGGAGCATCGAAGGGCTCGGGAGCTGGTGGCTCGTTTCTATTTCAGGTCACTCCGGCCGGCGCGGGCGGAGGTGGCCAAAATAGTTTCGTCACCGCTCTCACGATCGACTCGACGAAGCTCGCGACCTTCGCAGGCACGATCTCCAGCGCGGGGGGTGGCGGATCTAGCGAACACTTCGGCCTCTCATCACTTGCGGCAGGCGCATCGTCCACGTCGATTGGTAACGGCGCGAATGCGGTCGCCTCGAACTCGGTCGCGGTCGGGGCCAGCTCGGGCGGGGTGAGCGCGGGCACGTCTTCAACATCGATCGGCACGAGTGCCTATGCCTCGGGCTCATCGAGTACGGCCATCGGTGCGAATGCGACGGCGGCGCAGAACAACTCAGTTACGGTCGGTCAGGGTGCGACATGCGCCGGGGGCTGTATCTCAATCGGGCAGGCCGCAGTCTCTAACACGACAGATGCAATCGCGATCGGTCGAGCTTGCTCACTGAACTCGAGTGCGGCGAACGGTGTCGGGATCGGTGTCTCCGGCAACATGAGCCAGAAGTCCGTCGCAATCGGCGACGGCTTCTCGTCCACTGGCGACTCGTCCGTGGTCATCGGACCATACTCGCCGCTCAACTCGGGGACGCAGAGCGTCGCGATCGGTGGCGGGGTCAACAGCACGCACAACTCGGCGATTACTCTCGGGAACGGCTCCGCGTCGGGCGGAAATAACACTTTCGTTGCGGGTGGTCCGTCTTACCCCATGAACACGGTTTACTTCGGCAAGGGGCAGGCGCACTCCTCGCCGACTGGCTTCACGATCCACGGCACCGACTCGAACACTAACACCGTGGCGGGCGGCTCGGTCGCGGGGGTCGGCGGGACGGGGCAGACATCAGGTAACGGCGGCGCGTGGTCCGGCACGGGCGGAACCGCAGGTTCGACAGGGACCGGAGGTGCGGCCTCGATCGCAGGCGGGCCCGGCGTCGCGGGTGCTGGCGGAGCGGTCAGCGCGACGGGCGGAGCGGGCGTCGGGACGGACAAGAACGCCGGTGGAGCGGTCGTCGCATCGGGCCTTCCGAGCGGCGCCGGAACGGCGAGCGTCCAGGTGCAGACGGGCTTCGCGCTCGCCACCGGGACGACGGCACAGACGACTTACGATCGCATCTACGTCTCGGGGAACACTAAGGCGCTCTCGACGACAAGCGCGACCGCGACGACCTTCGCCACGCTGACGCTTGCCACCACGGGTTCGGCCGGCGGATGCACCGTCTTCTACACGGTCCACGTTGATGATGGGACTCACTTTTCATCGATCTCGGGAACCTACGAGGCCGCGGGGAGCAACTCGGGCGGAACAGTCACGGCGGCTGCGGCGGCCTCAGTCGGCACGACGAGCGATACATCAACGTTCACGGCCCTTACCGCCACGTCGGCTGTATCCGTTACGGGAACAGCCGTCAACCTCCGCATCACGCCGACCTGGGCCGGCGGGACTCCAACCACGGTCAAGATTACCTATACGGTGCTTGCCAATGGCCCCGTAACGGTTACCCCCCAATAGAGGAGGTCGCTTATGCGTCTCACTCCGATCGGAGCTGCGCTCGTCCCGTTCGTCGTCGCGCTCGGTCTCGGAGCCTCGCGCCTCAAGGCGGCGAACGAGCCCCGGACCTGGCCGGCGCGCGACGACGAGGTCGCCGAGATCGAGCGGATCTTCGGCGAGAGCGAGCGGCTCGAGGCACAGATCAAGGACGAGCGCGCCAAGCTGCAGGGCCGGTTCGACGGCTCGATCGCGTACGCGAAGGGCCGGCGCTCGCTGCCTCAGTCGCTCGGCCTCACCTACGAGCGCGTCCCGCGCCGCTGGGTCGAGGTCGCGCCCGTGTCGAGCGCCAAGTGAAGCGCGCCTGGGCGTTCTGCGCGTTCGTCTTCCTTACGAGCGCGACGCTCCTCGCGACGCAGATCGCCGTGCTGGCGACGCGCGCGCAGCACCAGGAGCCCGCCGGCCCGGTGCTCCTCGGCGAGAGCGCTCCCGCGGGCTTCGGCGGCTCGATTTGCTCCGTGCCGGCGATCGGGCGCTGCGTCGTCGGCGACCCGGGGACCGTCCTCCTCGAGATCGAGAACGCGAGCTGCGACGACTACGGCCGCGCCACGCCGAACCCCGACGGATCGTTCACCTTCCACACGACGCCCCGGCCTCTCTCGCTTCCCCCGGGAGGCATCGCGATCGGCTTCGCGGCTCACGCGGAGCCGGGAGAGAGCTGCATCCACGTCGGGGGGGACCGCTACTTCCGCCTCCGCCTCTCCCCGGGGGCTCACGAGGAGTTCCGGCGCGCGCTCGAGGACGACAATGAGCGCTACTACCGCGAGCAGCGCGCGCGGTGAGCGTCTCCCGCCTCCAGGCGGTCTTGAAGCGCGAGGCGCGCTCCTCCGCGCGCGAGGTCGAGCGGTGCCTCGCGGCGCTCGCGGGGATCCACGCGCGGCAGCTCACCGGGACGGGCCCGCTCGAGCGAACGGACGCCGTCACGCGCGAGCTCTCCCGGGCGCTCTCGATGCTCGGCGCGCTCGCCGACCTCTCGGGCCGGCTCGACGTCCGCTTCCCCGACCGAGGCGCGCCCATCGAGGCGGAGGCCTTCGCCTCGCGCGGGAACGAGATTCCGGAGATCGTACCGCGCGTGGCGTTCGTCGAGGCGATCCAGGATCTCCAGTCGCGCGACCCCTTCGGCGCGGAGGAGCTCGAGCGGTTCGGTCTGGCGGTGGAGGACGCGTACGCTCCCTTCCGGGAACCGAGCGGCGAGCTGTTCTATCCGCACAGCTTTTCTGCCGCCCGTGCGCTCGACGAGGAGGTGGCGACGCGCGTCCGGGACAGGATCGCGCAGGGGATGGCCGAGGGGCACTCGACGCCGGCGATCGTCGCTGACCTCTCGAGTACCTGGGACTGGCCGAAGAGTTACGCCTCGACGGTCACGCGCGCGGCGGTCGCGACCGCGACGACGGCGGGGCGCTTCGTCGAGGGCGAGCGAGTCGCCGCGGCGGGGATCCCCGTCGGGTTCGTCTACATGGCGACGCGCGACTCGAACGTCCGGCGAGGGCGACCCGAGGACCACGGGGAGAACCATCTCGCGCTCGACGGGCTCCGCGCGCGCGTCGACGACCCCGTCTGGGACAGCTTCTCGCCCCCGCTTGGGTTCGGATGCCGGTGCAGCCTCTCGCCCATCGTTGGCTCAGAGGTCCCAGAGGGCTTCGTCTCGGTCCCGAACGCCGCGCGCGCCGCTCCGGGCTTTGGGCATCGACCCGACCGCCAGGGGCGTCAGGGCTGATAGACTCCTCTCGGGTCACGGAAGCTAGAGAGCGAGGCCGTGGCGACTCGAAGGCGCTGCCAGAGGCGTGCGCCGGGGAACCCATAGGCGGAAGCCATGCGAGCGCGTCCGCACGAGCGCCGAAAACCGGGAAACGATCGGGCCACCCCCGCGGTGGCCCGTTCCCTTTCAGGACGCGATCGGCGCCACGCCGGAGAGCTCGTAGAACGCGCGAGGGCGCGGGGAGTCCGGTTGGGGATCGACCGTGAAGGGGGCGAAGAAGTAGACGCCGAACAGGAGCGCGGCGGCGAGGATCACATCGGCGAGAGGCTCCTCGCGCTGCCTCACGCGCCCCACTCGCGCGGGGGCTCGAAGCCGTTCTCCGGCTCGATCGGCTCGTCCTCGGGCCAGAAGTGGTCGACGACGGGGAGCGTCAGGAAGAAGTAGACGAAGCCCACGAAGAGGAAGAAGCCCCCGGCGAGGACCGCGACGGCGATTCCGGCTTCGGGGGTCACTTCCGGTGCCTCTCCTCGCGGATCTCCTGGGCGTAGCGCGCCGAAAAGCTGTGACGCTCGAGGTACTTCGCTACGGCTTCGCGCTCGTCCAGCATCCCCTTCTGGTAGAACAACCGCTCGGTCCTCACCGCGGGCCCGCAGGCATCGCAGACCTCGAACTCGCGCGCGAGGTCCGTCGAGTAGAGGCACGGTGAGCGCCCGCAGCGCGAGCACGTTCTCCCCGCGGCGATCGTCTCGGCGCGCTTCCGAACGCACGGCCCGCAGAAGTCGGTCTTCTCGATCTCGAGGAGGACGACGGAGCACGTCTCGCAGCGCGCGCACGTGCACTCGTCGGCCGACGCGCACGGGCACTCAGGTCTTTGCACGGGGTTCTCCTCTCGGGCCATCCGTCATGTCTCGGAAGGCCGCCATCGCCTGGTCGAGGTCCGCGCGGGTGCGCGCGGAGAAGCAGTCGAAGCAGAGGCGCTCGATCGCCTCGCCGAGGAGCCCTCGCTCGGTCCCGGGGCCCTTCGCGCAGATCCCCCCGAGCGTGACCGTCGCGGGGCGCTTTTGGCAGACCCGGCAAAGCGTCACGCCTTCGTGGCCTCGAGCTTCGACAGCACCATGATGACGGAGAACATCGTCGCGTCCCCCTCGACCTTCGGGGGGAGGAGCGCGACCGCTCCCGCTCCGTGTCGCCTCGCCTCGACGACGACGACCTGGGCGAGGTGCTCGAGCTGATGCTGGACCGTGTCGAGCTCCTCGCCCGCCTGGTCGACGATGACCGCATCCGGGTGGTCGAGGACGAACGAGTGATCGCTCCGGCGCGTGTGCGCCTCGCGCGGGATCGTCGCGACGTCGACGAGGACCGGGAGCGGCCCCGGGCGCTTGACCCCCCACGACTCCTGGAAGTTCACCGGGGGGTCCGACGGATGACACACGCGGCGCGCGGTGAACTTCGACCCGTCGGGCCTCGTGATCTCCTCGTCGAGGAGGGTCACGTTCTCGAGGTGCTTCTGGACGACGCTCGACCACGAGGCGAGCGAGACGATGACGCCGGGCATGTGCGGCCTCCTTCGGGGTTGAAGTCTACTTGGAGAGAACGTCAGTCCCCCGTGTGCTCCTCGGGCCGGAGCTCTCCCGCCGCTCCGCGGACCCCTTCGAGCGGGCCGTACTCCGGGACGGGATCCGCGCGCCCCAGGTCCGTCTCGTAGACCTTGTGGCCGAGCTGCGTCTCGAGGAGGCGCGGCCCCGCGACCTTCGGGTTGCACGTCGGGAGCCGGACCTGGATGACCTCTTCGAGGGAGCACTCGCAGCACTTCGCGAGACGACCCTCGCGCGACGGGCTCCGCCCCTGCTCGAAGTCGTGCCAGCAGTGGGTGTGCTTCGGATCCCAATGGGCGAGGATCCCGTGGCCGTACTGCGAATTGCCGCGCCCGACGACGTGGTGACGACCCTCGCGCAGGTCGATCTCGGGGCCGAAGCCCTTCCGGACGCAGACGTGATCCGAGACTTTCCAGGGGCATGGGACGCGGACGCGCTCCGAGCTCTTCGCGAGGAACGCGGCGAGCGGGGCCTCCGCGTCGTCGTCCTCGTCCCGGTCGGAAGCGGCGAGCTCCCAGAGGAAGTCGAGGATCGCGTGCGCCGTGGGAGGACGCTGGACGAGACGCCCCGGGCCCGTCGCGACTACGATCCCGTAGAAGCAATCGCCCGACCACGTGAGGCGCGCCTTGTTCATGATCCAGAGCCCGCTCGAGAGCTGCTCCTCCGAGGCGGCGGGGCGTACGAGGACATCCTCCGAGTCGAGCTTGAGCGACGCGACGGAGACGCCGTGGAGCGAGACCGCGTCCTGGCTCACTTCTTCCCCTTCTCCTCGACGTAGACCATGAGGAGGTCCGTCGCGCGCATGATCTGGTACTTGGCGCCGTCGAGCTCGACCTCGAGGCCGGAGTGCTTCCCGTAGAGAACCGAGTCCCCCACGGCTACGTTCATCGGGACGCGCTCGCCCGTGTCGAGGAGCCTCCCCGGGCCGACCGCCAGGACGCGGCCACGCAGCGACTTCTCCTGGGCGGTCGCCGGGATGACGATCCCGCCCGTCGTGACGGAGTCCGGGTCGAACGGCTCGACCAGGACGCGGTCGTCCACGGGGGCGAACCCCCCGGGGATCTTCTGTTCCTTCGCAGCGCGCGCGCTCATGACTTCTCCTCCACCTTGACGACCTCGCCCGCGATGCCCGGGACGGGCCCGACCGGGAGAGGCGCATCGGGAATCGGGATCTCCGCCTCGACCCATACGACGTGGCGGCTCTGCGGGACAGAGTCCTCGTCGCAGAAACGGATGCCCGAGAGCCGTGAGAGGCGGTTCACATCGGAGTCGAGCATCAGAGGCGGGCTCGCCTTGGCGCGGTAGTCGGGCGTCGTCCAGTCCATGCTCGTCGCCCAGTTCCCGTGGGAGGTCACGAGGACCGGCATCCGGACCTTGATCGTGCGGTCGCTCATCGGTTCGCTCCTGGGGGTAGGACAAGGGAGGACGCTGCGGCCTTCCTCTCCCTGCGGAAGTCGTCGACCATCTCGCCGGCCCGCTTCACGATCGCGGCGGCGTCGGCCTTCGACAGGATTGTCTGGTAGGAGCCCGGGAGGAGCTTCGTGGTGAGCTGCTCGATCAACGCGAGCGTGAGGGCTCGCGTCTCGTCGTGACCGGCGTCGATCACCGCTTGGAACTCCGGGGGGATCACGGCGTGAGCCTCTTGTAGAGGGAGGCGGTCGCGCGCCCGACCTCGCGCTCGACGTCCTTGGACCAGACGATCTCGCCCGCTCCCTCTCGTCTCACGTCCTCGAGCATCGCCCGGACGATCTCACCGGTTCGCTTCATGGAGCGCTCCTCAGCGCCGATCACCCGGTCAACCACGTGAGCGAGGCGCATGTCCGTCACCCAATCTTCGGCGACGGCGCGAGCATCTTCCAAGACCTTGAGCTTTTCCGGGTCGACCTCGCGGGGCGTCTTGGTCTCCATGAACTCGTCGCGCTTGTGCTTCGCGATGATCCGCTTACCGTCGTTGCGATGCAGTTCGATCGGGGGCCGGAGAACGACGCCCTCGCGGAGGCGTGTCTCCGTGATGCCGTTGCGGCGAGCCTGGACAGAGGGCGCATCGCGCTCGGCGTCGATGTCCGTGATCGGAACGAGGGCGAAGTGGACGAACTCGAGGCCGAGCTTCCCGACGACATCGGCGGCGTTCGGAACGGAGAGCCAGGAGTCGTGTTCGACGCCGTGGACCATGACGTCGAAGGCCGCGAACCGGAGCGCCTCGCCGTAGGTGGCCCTCATGCCTTGGAGCTTCCCGCCGTACGCCTCGCCGTGGACGAGCACCTTGTTGTGGCCGAGCGCCACGAACGCGGCTCTGAGCTTCTCGGCGTCGAACAGCGCAACGAAGGCGTCGTGGCTCGCGCCCCCGGCGAAGAAGCCAAGCTCTCCGGCGTTCCACGAGAGGTGGGCTGAAGTCCCGTGGATCTTCTCGAGGCAGTAGACCTCTCGAAAGTAGAAGATCTCGGGGAACTTGTAGGCGTTGTCGATGTGCAGGTAGCCCACGGGCCGCCTCCTACGGGTCGAGGTCGAGCTTCCGGAACCGCTCCATCGTGCTGTCGGGCGGGAGCCCGTTCTTGCCGTGCTTGGGCTTCTCGACGCGCGTCTCCGTGTCGGAGGGGTGGAGCTGCGCGAGGACGGTCATCGTGCACTCGAGGGCGGCGCAGACCCCGAGGCCCGACGCGATCGACCCCTTGAGCGAGGCGATCTCGAGTTCCAGAAGCTGGACGCGGTTGGTTCCCTCGGGCGAGCCCGCGACCGCGACGACTCTTCGCGCCGCCGTACACTGCTCGTCGCGATCCGCGAGGTTTTGCTCGAGAACCTCGAGACCGATCCGGAGCCCCGCGCGGAACTGCGCGAGCCCGTTGTGGAAGTCGCTCGCCGCCTGGGGCGTCGCGGCGAGCGTCAGGAGAGCTTCGCGCGATCCGCGCGAGAAGGCGTCGACCAGCTTCCGGTTCATGCGACCTCCGAGACCGTCGAGGTGTTCTTCGGGGGATGCCAGTCCGGGTCCGCCGTCGAGGCGAACCACTCGCGCGCAGGGAACTCGTCGGCGACAAACTCCTTGAGGCCGAAGTAGCACCGCGGGCCTCCGAGGATCTCGACGCTGCGCGCGTCGTGCTCCCAGGTCTTCAAGACCATCTTCGCTCGCTCTTCCGTCACGAAGATCGCGATCACGTCGTGCTCGTCGGGCTGGCCGTCGACGACGCGAAGGCGCGACATCGCCCACGCCCTCACGGCTTCGCCCCGTTCTTCTCGAAGGGGTGGCGCTTGAAGTAGTCGAAGATGACGCGCCGGATGTGGTCGGTCATGATGAAGCACGGGTCGACGTCTCGCGCCCGGAGCACGCGCTGCTCGGCGTCGGCGAGCATACTCGCGGGGATCCTCACCTCGAGACGCGTGAAGCGTTCGTCGCCGGGATCGGGCCAGGCGGAGGAGGCGGTCGGGGGCCGGCCCGCGAGCGGGTGACGCTCGGCGTACTCGAGGAGCATCTGGCGGAAGAGGTCGTTCCGCGACGCGTGGGGATCGCGCGCGAGCGCGGCCTTGACGCGCCAAGAGAACTCCACCGCCACGCTGTCCGGCACCTTGAACGTCTTCTTGACTGAACTCTGCGGCTCGAACTCGAGACACTTCGGCCTTCGACCTTTCCTCAACGTGATCTCCTCTCGCTGACCGCGGCGAAGCGTAGCAAGAGAGACTGACGCGGGAAAGCCTTAGACCGCCGTTTTGTGTCCGGACGGTCCCCTCTACGTTGTGGCGCGTGCCCCCCACTTGGAAGGTTGAGGTCTTCGGAACCCGTCTCGCCTCGGGAAGTATCCCGGCGCGCGTGCTGGCCGATGGACGGGTCGTCGTAGAAAACGTGCCCGTGTTCTCAGAGGTCCGCGCTCAGGACCCGGCGGCCGTGCAGGGAGCGCGCGAGGTCCGGTCGAAGGCGTGGCTCGAGCGCGCTCTCTCGCTCCACCAGGCGCGCGCCAAGATGGGCAAGAAGCCCCTGATGACGCTCCGGCACCAGTTCGACAACCCGATGCGCGTCGGGGAGTACGAGCTCAACGGACGGCTCGAACTCGCCGAGGTGAACCCCGACGAGCCCCCGCGCTGGACCCTGTTCGGCAACAAGGTGTACGACGACGTCCAGTCGTTCGCCGCCGCCGACAAGTACCTCTACCGCTCGCCGGAGATCTCGCCCGACCACCCCGAAGAGCTCCAGGCGCTCGCGCTCCTCAAGGACAAGGAGCCGATGAACCCCTACCCGGGGCTCTACGAGAAGCTCGTGCGCGAGACGACTCCCGAGCTCGCCGAGGCGTTCGCCGGCGAGGCGTTCGCCGCTCAGATCGCGGAGCACCCTCAGCTCTGGCGCGGCGCCCCCGAGGTCTTCGAGGCGGCCTCCGCCCGAAGCCCGTACGCGGTCGCGAACGCGATGCTCACCAAGGGGCTGATCGACCGGGCGCAGTACGACAACGTCGTGAAGGCGATCCAGCGAGAGGGTAGCGAGTCGTTCGCGGCCCGACCCGAGGGCAAAAAGGAGGGCGGCGTGGCCGACCAGCAGGACGAAAAGAAGGCGCCGAGTCCCGAGGAGCGCATGGAGGCGATGGCTTCCAAGTTCTTCGAGGTGATGGGGAAGCGCTTCGAGACCCTGATGTCCAAGTACGAGGGCAAGGGCGAGAAGAGCGACGACGACGACGACAAGGGGCCTGGCGGCGAAGCGGCCGAGGCTGAGCCCGAGGAGAAGAAGAAGGAAGCCGAGACGGCGCAGTCGCGCGCGCCCGTCAACGACGGCCTCCCTCCCGCGGTCTCGGAGATGACCCCGGGCGAGTTCTTCTCCGCCAAGACCTTCGCCGAGGCGGCGGCTCGAGTCGCGGCGGGGAGCGCGCCCGCGAAGAACGGGACCGCCCCGAAGGCCACGGCCACGGCTCCGGCCCCGGGCATCCCCGAGATCTTCTCGCAGCGCCTCGCCGTCCAGGAGCAGACGATCCTCGGGCTGCGCGGCGCGGTCGAGAAGCTCAACCGCGAGCGGGACGCGGTCGGGCTCGTCGCGGAGGCCAAGAAGGCGCTCCTCGACTCCGGCGCGGCCTCCGTCTCCGAGCTCTTCGAGGCCGAGGTCTACAAGGCCGCGGTCAAGGGCGGGAAGGCGACGGTCGACGAGTTCGTCCGTCAGGTCAAGATCGGGATGGGTCTCGGGGCCTCGCGCGGGCCCGAGACCTTCCAGGGTCTCCCGGGCCAGGCGACCGCCCCGGGGCTCGTGACGCCCGAACAGGAGAGCCTCAAGAAGGCCCTCGAGACCTTCGGGAACCGTCCCGAGGCGAAGCGCCGCGTGGAGGCGTTCTACGCGGATTACATGGGGCAGCCCGAGCACATCCGGCGGTCGCTCGGCAACTCGACGTTCTACGACCTCTGCCGGGGCGAGCCGTCGATCAACGCGGGGGCGCGCCAGGGGGAGGTGATCCGTGGCTGATCTCACCTACGACAACCCGTCGGGCCTCAAGAGCTCGGGCGGAGCGCTGCTCCGCGAGGAGATCCCGTACATCATCCAGGACGGGCTCCAGCTCTACGTCGGGATGCTCGGCAAGCTCTCGTCGGGCCAGCTCGTCAAGATGGCCTCGGGCGGCGGCAAGACGACCCCCTGCGTCGGGATCATCGTCGGGCCGGGCGTCCCGGGATCGAACCCCGTCATGGACGGGTTCGCCCTCGGGACGCTCCCGATCCCCACGATCGCGAAGGGGAACGTGTCGAGCGCCGCGGCGGGGAACGCCAACCGGGCGATCGTCAACACGGGGGAGTTCGTCCTCGAGCAGGTCACCCTGACCCTCACGGGCTCGATGGCGGGCTCGGGAGCGGACGTGGGGATCGCGCTCTACGCCTCGACGAGCAACCCCGCGGACCTCACGTCCGTCCAGCCGGGATCCGACCCGGTGATCGGCGAGATCAAGGAGTTCCTGAGCAAGCCCTCGGGGACCACCGCGATCTATCACGTCCTCGTCTACTCGCTCGAAGCCCGGAGGAGCTAGCCCATGAGAGTCCAGGCCACCGCGCTGTTCTTCCCGAAGTTGAGGATCGACTTCTGGGACACGTACCGCGCGAACGAGCGAACCGTCGACGGTCGCCTCGCGAAGATCATGAACCTCTCGGTGCCGAGCGACATGGCCAGCGAAGCCTTCGGCTACGCGCAGGCCGCGCCCGTCGCTCGGTACTGGGCGGAGGGTTCGGCGATCCCGACCGACGGGATGCTGACGAACCTCTTCCTCCAGAGGTCGTGGAAGTTCGGCGTCGGCGTCGAGATCTCGCAGGTCGCCGTCGAGGACGACCAGTCGAAGATGATCATGTCGCGCGTCCTCGAGAGCGCGGTCTCGTTCGCGATGCTCAAGGAGCGCCACTTCTACTGGCTCTTCACGGGCGGAACGACGAGCGACGCCGTCCAGATGCAGCCCGTCCTCCCGCTCGCCCCGGACGGCGTGGGCTGGTTCTCGAAGCTCGACGGCAACGGGCTGAACCGCTTCAACGTCTCGAACGGGAACATCCAGGACACGTCGGGCGTCGCGAGCCCCGCGGCGATCATCCAGGACCTGATGAACGGTCTCTCGAGGATCGCCTCCTACCAGAACACGCAGGGCCAGCCGTACTGGAACCCCGGGGACATCCAGCGAGAGGTCGCGGTCGTCTTCAACAGCGGCAACTACCTGAACTTCAAGTCGGCGATCTCGCAGCTCTTCATCGTCGCGCTCTCGGGGAACGCGGCGCCGTCGAACATCATCATCGACTCCGACCTCAAGGTCATGCCGCTGCCGAACCCCAGGATCACGAACAACAACTGGGCGATCGGCGCTATGAACACCCCGACGAAGGGGCCGTTCTGGCTCGACCGGGTCGCGCCGACGGAGGTGCTCGCCGAGTCGGGGAACAGCGACATCACCCGCGAGTGGGACGTGCGGAAGCTCTACGTGCGCATGCGCGGCGCCGTGGCGCTCTCGCTTCCGATTCAGTGGGTCGGTATCCAGTGAAATAGGCGACCGGGGTCGCGCCCGGTCGCTCGTCGCGGTGTAGAGGAGCAGACGTCCTCGCGAGCCTCATAAGCTCGAGATCGCAGGTGCGAATCCTGCCACCGCCATCCGGATCGACGAAGGAGCCCACGATGACCGAAGCGAAGCACGAAGCGAAGCACGACACGGCGCGCCACGCGCCGACCTTCAAGGCGCTGCTCGGTCGCGTCGACGTCAAGGCGCTCGAGGCGACGCGTGGCCAGCTCAAGGAGGCCTTCGATGGCTTCCTCGCTCACGCGGGCACCCTCGGCGAGGGTCACTCCCCCGCCGACCCGCACGTCCAGCGGCTCGACGCCGCGCGGCGCGACCTCGGCACGGCGCTCGGAGGCCTCAACCAGGCGCTCGACGCCCTCGGGTCGTTCGCCGACAAGTTCGCACACGCGACCGCGCTCCACGGCGAGGCGGTCGCCAAGAAGGCCAAGGAAGAGAAGGCATGAGCGAAGCCGCGACGGTCGCCACGAAGCAAGAGAACACCGAGGCCCCCGGGGGTCTCCTCGACGGGATCAAGGTCAAGATCCCGCAGGAGTCGCGGGTCAAGTCGAAGCAGTACCTCTGCTCGATAAAGGCGGGGCGGGACACGCCGATCGGCGAGGCGCTCGACCGCTTCGACTTCCACATCGGGGTCGGGCCCGCGACGTTCTGCCGGCAGACCTTCCGCTGGGAGGGGAAGGGCCGGGAGGCCGTCCAGGTCTTCATGCCCGGCGCGGTGACGCTCCTCTCCGAGGCGCAGGTCCAGCGGGTCCGGTCGATGCTTCAAACGCGCTACATCCGGCCGACCCGGAGCCCCGCGACGGGCGAGCTCCTCGGCCTCCCCGACATCGACTCGTCGGACGGCGGGGACAACTCGAAGCAGGCGCGGCACGCGAACGGCGGGAAGGCCGTTCCGCCCGAGGAGATCCCCGACCGCACCGCCGCGGGGGACATCCCGCTCCACACGATCCTCCGCTTCGAGCTCGCTCACTCGACGCCGAAGGGCTACGTCGTGACGATCGAGGAGGCGAGGAAGATCCTCCAGCAGGCCGAGGAGGAGGAGAAGCGCATCCTCGAGAACCCCCAGGCGGTCTTCGAGACCGGCGTGGGCGGGAAGCTCGTCGTCGGCGAGACCGACCCGCACAGCGTCGTGAAGGCGCGCGACGCCAAGAAGGCGTTCGACCGCAACACGATCCGGAGCGGTCGCGACAAGGCGGAGGGCGGCTACATCCCCGACGCCTAAGCCCGGGCGAGCCGCGAGGTGAACGATGAGCCTCCTCCAGGAGATCCTCCGTCGTACCCCCGCGGAGAGACTCGTTCAGCTCACCCAGGCGGGGAACCCGGGTGGGCTCAAGAACCCGCCGAACCTCGCCGGCACGGTCGCGCTCGTGAACGGGTCGACGGCCGTCGTCGGGGCCGGGACGACCTTCACGGGCTTCGGCACGTCGATCATCGTCCAGTTCGCCTCTCACCCGGGGGTCTCGTACGTCGTCGCGGCGATCGTGGACGCCACGCACCTGACGCTCGTCCAGCCCTACGGGGGCGTCACGACGGCGAGCACGACGGCCGTCCTCCCGTCGATCAACTACGACGTCCTCCAGCAGGCCTGCTACGACGCGATGGCGCGCTTCCAGGCCCGGACGAACTACCCCTTCGACGACGTCACGGCGAACGCCGGCGCGGCCACGGCGACGCTCACGCTCAACAAGACGATCTATGCGGGCATCGCCCTCGTCATCGCGTTCCTCTACGAGAACGGGCGCGGCTACCCCTGGCCGGACGCCGAGGTGGCGAACGCCTGGCGGCTCGCTGACGACCGGCTGCGGGAGATCCTCCACGTGTTCGGCGATGGGGCTCTCGGCCTGCCTGTCACGGACTCTAACTTCACCCCGTCGCCTGGACCTTCCGGACTTCCGGCCTTCGATAACGCCCGGTTTACCGATCTCACGCAGCGCGGGCCGGGCGGCGGGGCATCGGGTGTCCAGCCGAGCGAGTGGAACTGACCTTGGCACTCGAACAACTCCGCAACGAGGCGAAGAACCCGCGCGCCCTCCTCGAAGCCATTTCCCTCATGCTCGTCGGGAGAGCGCAGCGCGCGTTCAGCGACCAGGGGCGAGGCGGCGTGGCGTGGAGACCCCGCAGTACCCCGAACAAAATCGGCGTGCTCATGGACCTCAAGGAGGGCCGGACCCCTCCCTCGCGGCGCTGGGATCCGACACCCGCGGGCGTCGACACGGGGCGTCTCCGGAACTCGATCGCCGGGACGATCTCGGGGAACGTCGTGACGGTCGGGTCGAACCTCGACTACGCGAGCAAGGTCCAGCGGGGCGACACGACGACCGTGCAGCTCGACCGCGATCTCCGGAGCCGGCTCGCCGCGTGGCTCCGCTCGCTCTCCGGGGACGAGAAGAAGCGCGCGCGCGCCTCCTTCGGCTTCCTCTTCCACACGGGAAGCCTCACCGTCACGACTCCCGCGCGGCCGTTCCTTCTCATCACACCTCAAGACCGGCGAGACATCCGCGACCTCGCCAGGGCGTGGTTCCTCGGTCACTTCAAGAAGGGCAAGTAGGATGACCTCAGCCCTTCGGCTTCGTGTTGGGAGTCGTCAGGACGCGCTCGAGCGGCCAGTGAGCGAGGCGCCAGCGGAAAACCTGCTTACAGATCCCCACTCGGCGAGCCCAATCGGAACAGCACAGCGTCTCGCCGGTCGTGGGGTGAGTAAGCCAGACGGTGCTTCGCCTGTTCGTCGCCTGAACCTTCGTCGAAGACCAGCGAAGATTACCGGGCTCGTAGTGCCCGTCGGAGTCGATGCGATCGAGCGAATGTTTCTTGCTCGGTCTCGGGCCGAGGTTGGAGTCGATCCAGTCGCGGAAGGTCGCGAAGTCCGAGATCCACGGATCGTGCAACTTGATCCCACGGGCTCCGTACCACCTCCAAGCGCGGCCGCTTCCCGTGACGCACCGTTGCTTGATGCCGATCCAGACGCAGTAGAGGTAGGGCCGCGCATTCGTTCCGAGCCCGCGCAGAGATCCGTGGGTTGCCGTGGCAGCTTGGCACTTCCCGCAGGACAAGGCGCGCCCGCCAAGGAGCCGGCTTGTCTGGACGACGGACTCCCGACCGCACGCGCACCGGACGCGAACGCTACCGCCCTGGCGAAGGATCTCTACCACCGTTCGCAAGCCGTGCTTAGAGCCGACTATCACCATGAACATACAATAGCAGGCTACGCGGTCTGCGGTAAGGGGAATTAGCGTGGCAACCGTAGTCGTTACAAACTTTTACACGGCTGGTCTCCGCGTCACGGAGAGCGTCAAGCTCGTCGAGGACCAGCGGCTCTCGCTCGTCAACACGGCCGCGGCGGGGTTCATCACGCAAGAGGCCGTGATCCTCACGGACGCGATCCCCTTCGACAGCAACAACGCTCCGGCGTACACGACGGCGGAGCAGGGGCTGCGCGCCTCCTTCTCCCAGAGCCTCGTGAACGCGGGGGCGCTCTTCCCCCCGATCTGGCTCGAGTTCGCCAAGACGCTCGGCCTCGGAGGCGTCGGGGTTCCCCAGGTGAACCCCCAGGCGGCGCTCGCGAAGCTCTACCTCTTCATGGCGCAGAACCTGAACGCGGCGGCTTTCAAGTCCCAGCCGATCGTCGTCTCGCGCGGCCTTACGCGCGGCACCCCGACGTACGGCGCATCGAACGTGGGCAACGGGACCCTCTACCGGCTCAACACGGACGCGTACGGGTTCCCGCTCGAGGGCGGCTTCGCCGAGACGATCAACTTCACCTGCACAAACGACGCTCAGTCGGGGACGCTCTCCGGCCAGGAGGTCTTCAAGGCGGAGGGGCAGCCCTTCAAGGACGCCCTCTCGTGGTACGTCTCGGGCTATGGCTCGGGGCTCATCGCGACGGGGCAACAAGGGCTCGTCGGGATCTCGGCCGACACGACCCAGGCGCTCATCCAGAACTCCTCCTTCTCGCAGTTCACCGGGACGGGCGCGACGTCGAGCTTCGTCCTGACGGGGTGGACCCAGACCTCGGGCCTCGCGGCGTCGATGAGCGTCGACACGACGAACTACTACCGCGCCTCGCAGCAGGAGGGGACGACCCCGGGGTCTCTGAGCATCACGGCGAGCGTCACGATCACGCAGAAGATCTCGAGCAACTCCGGCGCGATCGCCCTCACGGCGTTCCTGAACCAGATCGCCTACAACGCCTCGATCGGGACCGCGGTCGGATCGTTCACCGTCGCGATCGGGTCGAAGTCGTGGTCGCACACCTTCACGGGCGAGGTCGGGTGGAAGACGCTCCTGCCGACGCTCGACAAGAACCTCTGGGCGATCAACTTCGAGCAGGCGAACCTCGCCGTCACGCTCACCGTCACGCTCGCCTCGGGGACGCTCAAGCTCGACGACTTCTGCTGGGCCCCATTCCAGAACATCGGGGGCTCGCTCTTCTGGCTCGTCGGGGGGACGACGGCCTGGATCGTGAACGACACCATCACGGCGGTCGACACCGAGCCGAGCCCGCCGAAGAAGGTCGCCAACTGGATCCGTCTGAGCCAGCCGGGGTTCTACCTCCCGAGCGCCGCGGTCGGCGCGGCCCCCGCGACCGCGCCGACGGTCGCTGTGAGCGCGACGGGCGGGACGATCACGGCCGGCGCGCACCGCTTCTGGGTCTCGTTCACGAACGCCGCGGGTGAGACCGCCCTGGGCCCTCCGAGCGCGATCGTCGTGTTCGACGGGACGAAGGCCGCAGACTTGAGCGCCATCGCGACCGGCGCTGGAGGAACGACGAACCGTTACCTCTACATGAGCAAGGCCGACGACGTGGGCCCGGCAGCGACCCCGTACTACTACGCGACCGTGGCGGGGAACGCGACAACTACCAACACGGGCGGGGTGGCCGATGCTTCGCTTTTGCTTTTCAACGGGACGATCGCCGAGCCCTTGTAGACGGGCGTCCCCAGTCGCGAGCAGGCGTTGCTAGGGCTTCGGTGATCGACCATCCGAGACGGGAGATCCGATTCTCGATCGTGGCCGTTTTGAGGCCCGTCATGTCTGCCCATTCGCCGATGGGCTTAGTCTCGCCGGTAACCGGATGTGTGATGAGCCGGGTAACGCGAGTGTTCCTCATCTGGGTCGAATGGTCGGCCCAGCGGAGGTTCCCGGGCTCGTAGTTCCCATCGTTGTCGATCCGGTCGAGCGAGGAGGCAGCAGGGCACGGCCCGAGGTTCGCGAGGATCCAGTCGCGGAAGGCGACGAAGTCGTTTGTCCACTCCGAGGCGAGGCGAATGCCTCGGCCACCGTAGTTCTTCCAGCCCGGCTCTCGCGCATTGAAGCACCGGCTCTTGATCCTCAGCCACAGGGCATAGAGCGGTGTCCCGTGCGAGCCGTGACGATGGTTTGGGTTCTTCGCGCCGCGCACGTCGCGCGAGTAGTGGCTTCCGATGCGGGGTTTCGCCATGCTCGTCTCCCGGTAAAGGCGCCCCCGCGAGCGAGCCATCACGCTCGCCGCGGGAGCTACCGATCTTGCGACCGGGTCTTGTGGAGGGCGGTGATGGACGCCCGAGGTCCGGCATCCTACCCGAGCGGAGCGAGCGCCGCCATCGCGCGGAGCTCGTTCCAGAGCGAGGCGATCTTCTCCGCGCACGCGGCGCAGAAGTCCTCCGGGGTCGTCCGGAGCGGGTCGCGCTCGAAGGGTCTCCGGCACATCGGGCTCTTGCAGAAGCGGTTGCCCCCTCCCATCTCGTCGTCGGCCCCTCGGTGCTCCTGGCGCTCCCAAAAGGAGCAGATGCCCGGGGCGCTCACGAGCTCACCGCCCGGAGCTCGGGGTAAGCGTCCGTCGCGAGGTCCCGGGCCTCGGTCTCGCTCGACCCCTCGAAGGTGTCGACGATCGTCTTGCCCTCGTAGACGGTGGCGATCCAGAGGTCCGGGACGCTCTCCGGCGGGAACTGGTGAATCCTGAGCGTCCTCACGAGCTCACGCGCTCGTCCGGCGCAGCCGAGGAGACCTGCTGGTCTCGCTTCGCGCGCTTCTTCGTCTCGACCTTGAGGAAGGCGGCGAGGAACACCTCGTGGTCCTCCGGGGCGAGGCTCGGCCCCTGTCCCTTCGGGCCGTAGTCCATGCCCGCGTCCCACTTCTCCCCGTCCTCCTGCCAGACCTCGATCGAGTCCTGACGCGACACCCGGAAGCCCCAGAGGCCGGAGATCTTCGCGAGCAGGTCCGCCTCGTCCTGGCCCTCCTGGCTCGTCTGGATCATGTAGGAGTAGCCCCGCTCGTTCGTGTGGGGCTGCGAGCGCGTCGTCTCGACCTCGAAGCCGAGCGACGAGCACATCGAGTAGCTTTGGGTCCGGATCGTCGCCTTGGCGCTCCCGAGCTTGGCGGCGCCGTGGCGCTTCAAGACGGCGCGGAGCCCCGCGGCGTGCGCGGCGAAGCTCCCGTGCTCCCGGTCCCCGATGACCTCGCGAACGAGCACGAGGCAGTAGGCGCGCTCCCCCTCCCCGATCCGGTTCTTGGCTCGCCGAAGCGCCGCCTTCGCACCCGTCTCGCCGTTCGCAACCGCCGTCTCGAGCGTCCTGATCGTCGCGTCCATGTTACTTCGCTCCCTTCGAGGCTGCGGCGGTCTCGTGGCTGCCGGCGAACTTGAGCCCGTAGACCTCGTAGAGACCCGAGACCCCCGACCCGTCCGTGAAGATCGTCTCGTCGAGAACCTTGACCGTCGCGCTCATGGGTGGTGTGTCCTCCATAGATAGGAGAACTTTCTGCGCGAAGGCCCCATTACCCGCCTCCACCCCTAATAGCACGAGGCTCCCGTAAGTCCCGTGGTCCCCGTGGAGAATCTCGCAGCATCGAGCCGGATTCCTTCCCTGAAGGCGGCGCGTTGTCTCGCGGCCTCGCCCGGGGTAGACTCGGCCCGGGAAAGAGAGGCGAGCGCGTGGCGGTCTTCCGGCTGAACAAGATGCAGTCGCTCCTCGTGGAGAGCTCGAAGCGAGCGAGCGACCTCCTGGACGAGGACGCGGAGGAGCTCCAGCGGCAGATCAACGAGATCCGAGCGGAGCAGAAGTCGCGGATGACCGCGGTCTGCGTCGCGTTCGGGCTCGAGTTCGGCATCGAGGAGATCCCCGAGGGGGCGCGGTTCGACCAGGGGCCCGACGGGCTCTACACGCTCCTCTGGCCGGGCGAGCCCAAGTACAAGGTCAAGCCTGCGCCGGCGCTCGGCGAGGCGAAGGCGCTCCCCGTTCCTCCCGCCTCGACGCCCGCGACGGCGCCCTCGCGCCAGGAGATCATCCAGGAAGGCCTCGGGGCGGCGGAGAAGATCAACGCCCTTCTCGGGAAGGACGTCACGAACATCGCCGACCTGCGCGCGGCGGCCGAGAAGATCGGCCCCATCCCTCCCCCGACGCGCGGGAACCCGTCCGGCCCGGACCTCACACCTGACCTCGCGCTCGCGAAGGCGTTCGTCGACGCGCACGACGCCCACGACGAGCAAGAGCCCACGTTCGCCGAGAAGCACGAGGCGGCACTCGCCGCGCGCGCCGCGGCTGCGTCCTCGCCCGCGCCGTGAGCGCCGCTGATCCCTCCCTCGTCCTCTCGCTCCCCGGCAAGCTCTACCTCGGCGTCACGACGGCCGGCATGGCGGCCGGCGCCGCGCCGTACGGCGGGAAGGAGCTCGGGATCAAGCGGGCCGTGCACGTCTGGAAGGAGGAGCGCGTCGCCTTCCGCGACTCCGAGGCGCACGGGCGCGACAAGATCGGGGCGTACCGCGGAGGCGTCGCGGTCGGGATCGCCATCATCATGGTCCAGTACGACCCGGACGTGGAGGGACTCGTCTGGGCGAGCTCGACGACGAGCCCGAACGGCTACGTGGGGGCGAACATCCTCACGGCCTCGCGCGCGGGTCAGACGTCCCTCGCGCCCGGGATCGTCGTGGCGTCGGGGCCGCTCCTTCACGCCGCGGACGATCCCGAGAACGAGAGCTGCCTCCTGGCGTATCCCCTCTGGTGCTCGACGCCCAAGCTCGAGCTCGAAAGAAGCATCGATAAGACGCGAGAGAGCGCGCTCGTCGTCTACGCCGGCATGGACCCCACGACGGGGGTCGACATCAGAATGGCGAAGCTACAGGACTTGAGTCTGGTCGCATGACGGATCTCGCCGAGGACGCGCTCCAAGCTTTCCACTTCCTCCGGTGCGGTGGGACGGTCTCGCTCGAGGCGTGGAACTCCCTCCCCCAGGAGACCAAGCGGGCGCTCCAAGTAGCAGCGGATCGGATCGAGGAGGAGCGCGCCGCCTTGTCCGCGATGATGATCGCCAAGGCGCTCGCGGCGGCCGTGGGCGAGGTCGCGCCGAGTGCCCCGCTCTCCCGCGAGGAAGCGCTCCAGCGAGCGGCGCGCGGCGCCGTCGAGGAAGCCCGCCGGGCCGGAGGGTAGCGCGCGTGATCGCCATCGTGACGAACCAGCTCATCTCGATCCTCTCAGGCCCGACGCCTCTCAAGTGGGCAGACGGTCTCAAGGAGCCGATGCTTTCGAGGGTCGCCGCGGGCGTGAAGGCGCCCCCGGACTTCTTCCACCAGGCGGCCGTCGCGCCCTTCGCCTTCATCCACGTCGAGACGACGCGCGACCCCGCGGAGAACGCCGGGGACGTCATCGAGGAACAGCGGTGGGGCCTCTACCTCTTCGCGGCGAACACGACCTCTCAGTCGGGCGGGGAGGCCGTTCTGGGGGGGAACCGAGTAGACCTCGGGTCCTCGAGGGGCCGGGGAGTCGTCGAGATTGAGCCTTTCATCAAGGGCGCGATCGCGAGCCAGCTCGGGTTCGTCGCGCGTCCTCGGCCTCAGGGGGCGCAGCCGACGAGCGACGCGGGGCGAGAACTCTCGGCGATCGCCGAGAGGACGCTGGACATCATCGCGTCGAACTTCCCCACGTTCCCTTTCTACCCACCCGTGAGGCTCCTCAAGGGCGCGACGGCCGCGGCGATCTCCTTCACGCTCCCGACGCGCTACGACGTCGTGGGGTACTCGTGGTCGAAGGGCGGGACGGACCCGACCGTCGCCACGTTCGTTGCCGCAGCCCCCGGGGCGGCCATTGCGTTCCCTGGCGGAAGCGGAGCGGGCACGTATACATTCTTCGCGGCATTCGACTGCACGGTCGACCCCTACACGGGGCTCGGAGTCACGCCTCCCGTCGTTCCGAATCGTTGGAGCTCGCAGCAAACGGTGAGGAACGGGCTGGTCTACGAGGGACTCGCGATCACCGTCGCCTCGTGAAACGAAGACGCCCGAGTCATGCGGACCTCGGGCGCTCCTCGTCCTCACCGCTAGCGAAGTTCGAGCACCTTACGACCGTCGCCCTGAGCCTTGCCCCATCGGATCTGCATCTCGACTCCCTTGAGCACCTTCCCGACCCCCGTTGAAGATCGCGAGGGCCTTCTGGGGGCCGATCTCGTCGAACGCCAGGGCCTCGATCGCCGCGAGCGTCAAGTCGGTCGAGTCTCGGACGTCCCTGATCCCGCCCTGACCCCGGAGATATTACCCGACCGTCCCGAGGGAAGTCCACAAGAAACCGCGACCCCTGCCGCCGTATTTAGGTCGCGCGGCCGCGTCTAACCTGCTCCTCATGGCCGAGGAGCGCAGACGCTCGCTGGAGAGAGCCCTCTCGGCCGACCCCGGGGACGAGGCGGCGCTGCTCCGCTGGTGCGCGGAGCGGAGGCGGCGCGGCGAGGAACTCTTGCCGGACGTCGTGCGCTTCGACTTGTGGGGCGTGATCTTCTACGGGCTCTCGGTCGTCCGGGCGTGGATCGCGTCGGGGCATCGAGTCGAGGTATCGCGTCGTGACGGACGGGTGAACGCCCTTCTCGTCGTGACGGGGCAAGAGGGCGGCGATGTCTGAAGAGCGCATCGTCCTCCCGATCGAGATCCCCCAGGGGTTCTTTGACGAGCTTGACAGGCGCTTCGATCAGCTCGCCCAGCGAGCCTCGCAGCGGTTCGCGGGTGCGATGCGGGGCGCCGCGGGGCCGGGAGTCGGGGGGCCTTCGGGGAACCAGCCTGGCGGAGGAAGCCCGGCGGCGTCGGGCACGCTCGAAGGCACGGGACTCGGGATGCTCGCGGGGCTTCGCAAGAACCCGGTGGACGAACTCGGGCGCAGCGGCGCGGCCATGTTCGGAGGAAGCGCGGGCGCGGGGGACTTCATGGGGACCGCGGGCGGCCCGATGGGGATGCTCGCGTCGGCCGGGCAGGAGTTCCTCAAGGGGGCTGGGCAGGGCATTCGGAACACGCAAGGCGCCTCGGCCTCCTCCGCGACGGTCCTCGCGGACAACGCGATCACGGGCGGGCTCACGAGCCTCGTCGACAACACGATCGGGAAGGTTCCGATCGTCGGGGACTTCGTCTCGGCACAGTTCCACGCCGTGAAGGACGCGATGGAGATCCCGAAGGAGCGCGGGATCGCGCGCTTGAAGTCCGTCTACGGCCAGATGGCCGCGTCGGGCATTACCACGACGGACGAGGAGCGCCAGCAAGCGATCGACTTCACCTTCGCGCTCGAGAAGAAGCGC